CTGAAGCGGAATCCATCCTCACACCGAAAAGTGATAGCCGTATTATGTATCTCGGGACTCCTCAGACTACTTTTACTATTTATCGTAAGTTGGCTGAGCGTAGTTACCGTCCATTCGTCTGGCCCGCAAGATACCCAAGAAAAGACAAACTTAGTCAATACGAAGGACTTTTAGCTCCTCAAATACAAGAGGATCTTGATTCTGGTGTTGATTCTTGGGAACCTACAGACCCAGATAGATTTGATAATGAAGAATTACTCGAAAGAGAAGCTTCTATGGGGAGGTCTAACTACCTCCTCCAATTCCAATTAGATACTAGCCTATCAGATGCAGAGAAATTCCCCCTCAAAATGGCAGATCTTGTCATTACTTCTGTTAATCCTTCTACTGCTCCCGAAAACTGTGTATGGTGCTCAGACCCAAGTAACGTCATCAAAGAATTACCTACAGTCGGCTTACCAGGAGATTATTTTTATTCTCCAATGCAACTCCAAGGAGAATGGAACCCTTACTCCGAAACAATCTGCAGCGTTGATCCTAGCGGTAGAGGAACAGATGAAACAGCTGCAGCTATCTTATCCCAACGTAACGGGTTTATCTACTTGCATGAAATGCGAGCATATAGGGACGGATATAGTGACAATACATTGCTCGACATCCTCAAAAGGTGTAAAGCCTTTAATGTCACTAAACTTGTAATTGAAACTAACTTTGGTGATGGTATAGTATCTGAACTATTCCGTAAACACCTAATTAACAATAAACAACCTGTAGACATAGAAGAGGTAAGAGCTAATGTTAGAAAAGAAGACCGTATCATTGATTCTCTTGAACCTGTTCTTAATCAGCATCGACTTGTGGTTAATAAAGCGGTTATAGATTGGGACTATAACTCTAATAAAGACCTAGCACCTGAAGAAAGACTAATGTACATGCTATTCTATCAAATGTCTAGAATGTGTAGAGAAAAAGGTGCAGTTAAACATGATGATAGATTAGACTGTTTAGCTCAAGGCGTTAAATACTTCACAGATGCCCTCTCAATAAGCGCAACTGAACAGATTAAGCTAAGACAACAAGAAGAGTTTAAAGACATGCTAGAGAGCTTCCTAGACGACCCTGAGAGCTCTGCTAATCATTTGGTCTTAGGTATGAATTTAGAACAACGTAAAGAAGCTAGAGGTAAAGATACTAAAAACCCTTTCCCTACCTGGGTTTAACCCAATAGCCACCCTATACAGGGGAAGGGAAGGGTGGACCCGACCCCTCAAGAGGGAATCCGTTGCTCTCACGACCAACAATTCCCTCTTCCTAATATCCTCTGATTGGATATTCCT